TACCTTATTTTATGGATAGCCTATTTTTTGCTTATTTAACCCAACCTTTTCTCAGCTATATCTATGTACTCAGTATTTAGCTCAATGCCGATATAATGCCGTCCAAGCTCACGGGCTACCATAGCCGTTGTACCTGCCCCCATAAAGGGGTCGAGGACAACGCCCGACGACTACAATCACACAGCTATTTTACAGGCAAATAGTAAACCTTTTGTTGATGAAATATTACTGTTTTACTTTTAAAAACTTCGTTAAATATCTTATAAGTCGTTAGGGTTTATATTATTACGCCTAAATCTCGCAAAGCGACATTCAAATCGCAATATCTTACACCAAGATTTTTACATGCATCTGGAATCATCACTCTCCTTTTACAGGTAGGGTTTGATTTCTCGTAAGTTACTAAAACCATCTTCTTAGCTGCTGCAGTTGCAACAAGATATGCATCTGCTACACCTGCGTATGCTTGTCGAGCTTCTGACGTAAAAATAGTATTATTATTTGCCCAATTTTGCGTTATAGCATATTGTTCGAGAATATCTCTATCAAGAGGAATATAGAACGACGTTGCCGTCGATTTTTCTCTCATCCAAGTAGTCAATTCATCGTTTCCTTGTTCAATTTCTTCTCTTACTTTCTCACTTGAAAAAATCTTACCGTATCTAATAAGTTCAGCAATACGTTGCCAAAAAGTAGGCCACACATCAGATGGTAATTGATTCTTCGATGTTATGAATATATTCGTATCAAATAAATATCCCATATACCCTACACTATATTATTATTCATAAATTTTGTGTAGGTCTTACCGTACAGACCTGTCAAGCGATAAGCTTCTGTATAAGAAAGTTGCCTGTTACCAACGGCATTCTTAACATGAATGGCAAAAAGTCGCCCAACTCGCTTTACGCTTGTTCTATAGAAATTTCCACCGCTTCCTCTCTTTTTTTGATCGATGGGGCGGTTAGAGTACTCTGCCCAGAATCTTTGGTAATCTTGATCTCTTAGCAATTTTAAATCATGTGCTCTACGTGCTACAACAATCTCACTCACACAGAATTTTTTGGCTATATCCTTGAGCTTGCCATCCCAGATTTCCCTTAATTCCTTTTCGGGAACAAGAAACTCCGCTGCTACATGGTCACAATATTTTTCGTGTACATCGTGGCTCAGAGTATAATCTGTAGTTGCATGTCCTGCACTGACTCCCAACATCAAATGTACTGCTTCGTGTATTAAAGTAAATAATTGGGCAGTAGGAGCATCACCACTATTTATAAATATATAAGGAGCAATAGGGTTGACAAGTGCAAATCCTCTACATTTGCTGACACTTAGTGGACGACGTGTATTATTACCAACAATCCCATTATAAGCGACAAAAACACCCGCATTTTCAAGCATCTCTGTTACTTTGTTGACAGCAAACTCTGTCATTGCAAAAGAAAATGCCCATCGAGGCTCTAAATTCAAAGTTCTTCGCAATTTACATACTGTTTCAGCAATGGGAGTACTTAATGTTACAGTGCCTACCAATTCACAACTATCGATATCATTGTCAACAAGATAGTCTTCAAGCCAATCTTGTCTTTGTTGTATTGTACTCACCGTATCATATACATTGAGGTCAAAAGACTCATACCTTCCGGCCTCTCCACGAAATACGGGAAATGGAATACTCTCTTCCGGAATGCTATCTAAAAACAAAAAACCAAATGGGACATTTACACTCTTCGCAAAATCTTCGAGTTGTTTAATTGTAGGCTCCTTAGACCCATCTAGCCAATTGGATAATGGAACTTTAGGATGACTCTCGATGTAGCCTTCCACAGTAAGCCCCGCTCGGCTGATTGCCCAAGTGTAGCGATCTGCATTTATTTTGATTCTCTCTACAGCCGCCATATTATATGTTTTTTATGTGTGCAAAAATAATATCTGTATTTCGTATTCCCAAGACAATACACCTCATTTAACTCAAATTAACCTTTGAGTGTCTGGCAGAACTGCAAACAAATTATGATTTCTCTACCTCCTACAAAACAATCGCTTTATCCACTTCCCGAACTTCCGCAAAAGGTTCGGGCGTTTGAGTTTTTCCCAAACCGTTCGCATTGCAGAAACGATTACAATAAGTCCGACGGCAATCCCTATGAATATCATAATGTAACGCAATATGCCGCCCCCTTCTTTCTTCTCCGTGCTCTTTGACGTCAATTCTGCTCTCAATTGCTTCATCTGTGCCGATACTATGCTATCTACCTGCTGCACTGTTACGCCCTCGTATACGTATGTATCGCCTTGCTTTAGCACATTAGTACCGCCGTTGCGGCTTGTAGTCTGCTTTATCGTGCTTATCAACCTGCCGAGACTATCGTACTTCTGCTCCTCATAGTCGATATTTTCATTCAACCACTCGGCTATCTGCTCCTTTGTCTTGCTCATCGTCTCGGTTACCTTGTCGAGCTGTGTCCGTTGCGTCTTCAACTCATTGGTTATCTCCGAGTAATCTACCTTCGATTTAGTCTCGGTTTGGGTTGTGCGTTTTACCGTACAACCCATTACAACCGAAACCAAAATAAAAATCAGTAAATTATGGAACACTAAAAGATTATGTTTCATTGCTTTGTCTCTCCTTTTTTGATTAGTTCTATCTTCTTGCATATAGTTTACTCTCTCATTTATACGGCAAATAGACCGTTTTGCTATTTTTCCTTACTGCTCTTAGCACCTGCTTTCTGTTACATACTTCCGAATAACTTACGTGTATCCAATCAGGAGCACTATCGTTGCCATATTCCCAGATAAGTTGGTCGAAAGGTAAATTGTCCTTGATATAGTCGAACAGCTTCCTGTTGTCGCTAACCGTGTCTATATCAATAGCTTGCCCGAGTGAATGTTGGCTCGTAGCACTACCCCCGATAGCCTTATTTATTTTTGCCGAACGAAAGAAACTTGTTACCTGTATTGGCTTGCCGTACCACTTCCGCAATGGCTCAAACACTGCTTCCGCAAGTAGCTTCATTGCTTTCAGTTCTCGCTCGTTTGGCGTGTTCGATATGCCAAGCTGCTTCGCCTTGTTGCTTACTGTTGCTTCTGTGTAGGTGATATGTTCGCTAATGTTTGTGTCCGGCTTCATTGTAATCCCTCCCCAATATCGTTATTGTTATTATTCTTATACTTATGAAAGCCAAGATACGCCTTTAACCGATATAGCACTTCGGTGCTTAGGAATGAGTATATAAACTTGATACTCTTTGAATTCGGGAATAATGTTTTGGCATTCCGAAAGATATTTGTCAGGTAGAAATACCCTACAATATAGGTAAGCCAAGTTATCATTGTGTTAGCCATATCCACGTATCGACGACCCAATGCCACGTGAATGAATATTATCAACATAAAATAAAACAGTAACAATAGCAATGCGTCCGTTGCCTTTCGCAAGCTAAACGCTTTCTTGTTAATGTTTACATCCGCACCTACGCCGAGCAATATGTTCAGCGTAAAGCCCACGAATAATGTCAGAAAAGCATCCGTATACGACGTATAAACCGCCAATATCCACGCCACTACCGCCGTTACCACTCCTTTAAAAAACTCCACCATCATACATCTATATTTACTATTTCTGCAAAAATAAATATAGCATACGCACAATATTACAGGCGTTAATAACTCGCCAATAACTTTTTGAGACACACAAAGCAAAAACTTATCGTCTTAGTAATTTGGGTAATACAAAACGAGCAAAAAAGTATTACCTTTGCAGTATTAGTTTATTCACATTTTAAAAATATTTTATTTTATGAAGAAAGTTATTTATTTATTTGTAGTAGTGTTGCTTATGGCAGCCTGTAAGGGTAACGAACCCAAAAAGAAAGTATTCGACTCCAACGCTATGATAGTGATACGGGGGCAGCAGACGCAAGGCGGAAGCCCTGCTCAAAGAGCTATGATAGACGGTCTGACCGACCTCGAGATAGTACAAAAGGCAGGAAATATAAAATGGACGTCTAATTGGAGTTGTAATTATTATGAGAATTCCCCTTCTACAATTGCTCGTATGTTCAGTGAAGGCAAAAAAGACTTCAAGAAGCCTGCCTTGTTAATGCTAGGAATTGATATTATTAGGTATGATGAGGGGAAAAATTTCCTATACAAAGGTTTCCTATACGGCTACGACGTATTTATAACCGATACTCTAAACGATACGATAGCCTACGTACCGAACGAGGTATTGGAAAAAGCCCGCAAGCCGATAGAGGAGGCTTGGGAGCGTGGCGACTATGATGCCATATATCGTATGTTTAACGAGGCGTTTACTTTTCTGCCTATAAAAAAGAAGTAGTAGGCGGTTTACTCTCTAATAAGTGTAAAAAAAGAGACTACCATTTTTATGATAGTCTCTTTTTTTGTTTTTCATTAATTATTTCCTATGACGGTAAAAAAGAAGTCGCTGTCTTTCATCTGTCCCCCGTCTGTCTCATATATATATACGATAAAGTACTCATCATATAATTCGCCCACATTGGCTACCTTATGAGTACCCTTTGGCGTTACCTGTACCGAATAGTTCTTGTGTCCTACGGAGTGATATACCACGTACATTCCCGTCATCAGCCTATCACAATTTTTCCACAATTTTTTCTTTGCGCCCCATAGGTTTTTTGCTCCTCCCGATGCTAATGCCCATCCGCTAAGCAGTACACCCGGCATATCGGTATTGCCGCGTACGGCAAGCCCATAGCCGTTCTTGAAAAAGAGGTACTCCTGGCTCGAGTAATACGAGTACAGTCCGTCGGCTCCGATGCAGGTCCTTTTCGTTGGCAGGCGGTATGTTACCACAAAGCTACTAAGGCTCACCAGCTTCCACGATACATCCCAGTTTTTCAGCGCACCCAGCGGAGGTCCCGTTCTTAGCTCTACGGTGAGTTCTATATCTACCATTCCTGCGGTAGGTATTGTAATATTTGTATTCTCCTGTATATCACCAAGCGATGTACCATCGAGCGTTGCCTTTGCCGTTATCTTTATTTTCTGAAAGTACTGTTTGGGTATCTGGAAACTCTCCTCGCCTATCCCGAAAGAGACCCTCATCACCGTCGGTTCGGATATTCTCACCGACCTACTGTACGTCCACGTTTCACTTGTCTTTTCCTCTATGCCTCCTATTGGTGTGTTACTCATATAGAAATTACCGCTTGTAAGCACCGTTCCCTTCCCCCATCCGCTATCAAAAGCGACTACTTCAGTATTAGTCATTTGTGTAGGCTTTTGTGGTAGGTCGTTGAGTGTCAGCAGAAATCGTTCCTCCCCTTCGGTACGACCTGTTATATTACCTCCTACTATCTCGTAATCACCTATCTTGCCCGCTGTTGCCTCGATAGTACCTTTGGCGTATAGTTGTCCGTGTTTGTCCCACGCGAACTGCCCGAAAGCCCTGTGTCCCGAGCCATCTTTTTTGTCGAGAGCACCGACCTTCATCGGTTTCTTGAAATCTGTGACTGCATCGATCAAAGCGTTTTGGTAAGTGCCACCACCGAAAAAACTCACATTGTCGGAGGCAATACCGCTTATACCCGACCGAACGACACCGTCTGCCCCTCGGGCAAACATAAGGTTCGATAGTACAAGCCCCCCATTTATGTCGGTAGAGCCGTTTTTTATCGCATCGGTGATATATTTTGTAGAAGGTTTATAGGCTACCGCCTTGTTACCTTGGGTAAACATAAGCTCTTTTGCCAGAAAATATGAGTCCGGAGGTATCGTCGGCCATTGCCGCTTTATCAGAAAACCAAAATAGAACGAATTTGCATCGGTAGGTATGGTAATTTTTTCCTCGAAACTATGCCACTCCCCTTTTTTATAGGGTAGACGTTTGGGGGGTATGACGGCTTTCCATCCTCCGTTACTGCGATACTCTACTTGCAGATTAGGGGCAAAACCGTTTGTCGTAGGTACAAATATTTTGCCCGAAAACGTATAGCTCTGTCCGGGGGTAACTCCCCACAACCGCCCCTGTGTAGGAGTAGCAAACCGGTAGTACATATCGGCAGCCATCGGTATAATCATAAACTTACTTACTCCTGTTTTGTCTTCCCTCATGTGATACATAAAATTCTCGATAGGAGTAGCTCCGTATAGGTATGGAGCATCTGGTGCGTTAGATTCGGTATTGATTAGCAAGTTCTCTGCCCCTATCTCTATATTGTCTATTGCACTGTTTATAAGGCCTTCGGGGGTCGAATACTTCCCGTTGCTGCCCAGAAACTTGATATTACCCCCGATTTCGCCGTTATCGAGGTCGAAATAGGTCTTGCCGTTGGTACTCGTAATTTTTCCCGTACGCACAAACTTACCGTTGATAGTCGAAAATCCATACGACAACGACACCGACCTCGCCTGCAAGGTGCTGTCTACGGAATTTACCACTCCTACCCAGAAGTGATAAAACATAGGGGCTTGTTCTGTTTTTATCTGATTTTTGGAAAAAACGATAATTCCGCTGCTGCCGTTACGCTGACATTTGGCATAGATATAGTAAGCATCATCGTCGGCAAACGTAGTAGTATTGTCAGCCAAGTTCCATACACGCGGGTTGTTTTCGTCGATAGTATAGTGTGTGAGTGTACCTCCTTTTACCTTTATCACATTTTTATTACCCTCGAAGTTCGGCTGAAACACTGTATTCGTAAGCCCGAACTGCATCGATTTGGCTCCTACCGACAGAGCAAGCGTGTCTATCGAGTTTGGTTTTATCTTATCAGTATAGTAGTCCCCATCAGGGTCGAATACCATATCCATCAGTTCTTGCGACGTCCGCCAGTTGTTCCTCGCCCGTGCGGGATTATCGAGATGGTTTGTCTGTACTATCTTATCCTTTTCGACCATATCAGAAATTACACGGTTTACTATATTTGTAGATACCGTGTCGCTTATTGTGAGGGTATATGCGTATGGGTCGAGAATGTTTCTTACCAACGACTTTATACGGACGGACTTGTCTACGTTCAGCCCCTCGTCTTTTACGGGAATGTAATCACCTGGACTGAATATATTTACCCCCTCACTCCCGCCTACAAGGTTACGCAGGTACTCCTTACTGATACTTAGCCCGTATTTTACTTTCGGCTGGCTGTTTTGCTTGTAATATATATCGCTCTCCGCTTGCAGTTTAGCCTCCGCCTCGTCGATATACCTTTGTGGCAGAGTAACATCGAGTATCTTGTACTTGTCGCCCTCTGCAATCTGAAAAGCCTCCGCCACCTTACTCGGGAACTCGTAGCCTTGCTCATCTTTGAGCTTGATAATGGTAAATGTGCGTGTGGCGTGGTCATACTTTTGTACATTAAATTCGTACCCCGCCAAATTACCCGTATTGAAATGTATTTTGGGAGCAACGCCCGCCAGCATGTATTTTGTCGATTTACCGTCAGCTTCTTTTTCATTGAGGTCAAACATATTGTCGTCTCTGAACTTCAATACATTATCTGTGTAAACTGCCGTTACCTTCCCGTCGAAGGTCGGTTTTATGCTATCAAAATATTTTGTTGCCTCGAAGATGCCGTATTTATCGATAGCGGTTTGGTCTTCGATATACGATTGCCCTTTTGTTTTGTTTGGCAGACATAGCCTGTTTGCCCTGTATTTGTGTGTTATGTTCTGGGTAGAGCCGTATACTTTGAGCCTTGTTACTAAGTTAGATGAATCTACATTTTGCCTTTCGAGAGAATACAGACCACGTCCCCTACCAAACTCAAAAGCAAATGGAAATACCTTCCCTACCTTTTTTATGAAATTGATAGTATTTGTCCCGTCCTTTTGGACTATCTCATACTCTACCTCGAATGTAGAACATAAGTTGTGCAGTACCGACAGGCAATTGTCTGCCTCACCGAAGTTAAGCGTTTTGTCGCCGTCGGTATCGGGACAGCTACCCAATACCCACTCATCGGGGAACACTCTGTTTACATTTGATATCAATACTGTTGCAAATCGGCGGAGGTCGCCCGTAAGGCTGTCCGCTTTCACGTCTTGCAGCTCGTTCTTTGTAGTATCTATTGTCAGGTCGAATGTTGCTCTTGCCAGTGCGTATTGCATACCCTCGAACTCCAAATTGTAGGAGTAAGCCATACTGCCCGTTTTTCTTGCACTCGGCAGGCGATTGAGACTATATGTCCTACCGAATACGGTTATTCGGTCTCCTATTTGGTATTCTTGTGGCAGTGGAGCATCTATGCTGACATTGACCATGTCGGCACCGAGTAGCTCCCACGTCTGTGTAGCCTGCTTTATGGCAACGCCCTGACTTCTGTTAGCCAAAGGGATTACCGTACCGTCCATTTTTTTTATAAAAATCTGTCCCATACTGTTTTAGTTGCTTCCGTATTGGTTATATTAAAAATTTTGATTTCGTCGATACAGCCCGTTATTATCGGGTAATAGACACCATCTTTGTCATAGTTATGTCTTACTTTTACCGACGAGCCGAATATATCGTAGTCGGCACTGCCATCGCCCCAATATACGTTTATCAGCTTATTCGTCGTTACCGTAAAGGAACACTTTTTAGTTATTGCCACACCCTCAGTAACGGTGTGCTGTAATACACGTTTCATAGGCTCAGGCTCTATTAATTTCACCTTGAAAGTACCTATCATATCGATGTCTCCCCATTTTTTCGACACATCTGTATCATCTTTGAGGTATACCTCATACACAAGAGGTTTACCTATGCCGATGTCTATCATCAGCCTTTGTGTGCCGGCATTTTGGAACGGGCGTAGGAAACTTTGCATTTGCCCTATAAATTGCAATTGACCGTCTGCTCTTATAAAACAACTGAGAGTTATTTCGCGTGCCTCGTAGTAGTGTGCCATTTTATCTATAACCTCACCGTGATAGTCGTCCCAAGACACGACATCACGCTTTTTTACTTTCGGCAGCCCTACTATCCCTTCCGATGCCGATACACATACGCCGTACGAGTCTTTTATATCTTGTCCATTAATAAAATACTTTATAGAGTTCATACTAATACGTTTTTTGCTGTTTGTTTATAATTTTTATTGTGCTGTTTTCCCCTCTCGTTTTGACGTCTGCTTGTCCGTTGTCATAGAGATATACGCATACCCTTGCGTTATCAATCGCCTCGATTGTTATCTTTGCATCATCAAGCACGTCGATAAGAGCGAACGAACTGTCTGTAATCCTTATATTCAGCGTCGAGTCGTGTTTGGCGTATATACGTGAAACATTATATTCCGTTATGCTTGCCTGCCCGACGGTATCGCCGAGTGCTATCAGCTGCTTGGGATTATATACGTCTATTTCGTCGTCGAGAAATACGCCGTATTCCTCCATTACTCCCTTGAAGTTTGACCTTATGTATTCGTTGCTCGGGTAGTCGTTCGAAAGGCAGAAGTCGAGCCCCGCGACATACATTTCTACCATAGCCCGCTTGTCTGTAAGCTTTTTCAGTTCGCTGTGCCATTCGTCGCATATTCCCAGCCGACGAGCTTCCCTCGCAAGTTCTTTTGCAATTTTCATTTAAAGTCACATTTTATATGGTTCAACAATCCTATTCCCCTCGTGGTATCAATACCGTTAGCCGACAATTTCTCGTATATACTTTTTAGGTATCGGTTGTATGTAGCATATTCACTAATAATAGCCGTATTACGTGCGATATTTGTTACCTGTACCAACTGCTGCTGCAGTACTTGTGCGTTTTCGAGTTGATTAATACGTATTGCGTTCATCTGCCCTGCCACAAGGCTTGCCGTCTCTTCGGATACTCCTTTGATGGCTCCGCTCATAGCGGTCGAGCTTGCCTCTCCACCTGTAAAGAACTTCTTTATATCCTCGGGCATACCCTCCAATGCTTTTCCAAAGCCTTCTCCTATTGCTTTCAAATCGTCGCCAAATGCTCCCATATCCTCGATAACCTTATCGAAGCCCTGAAAATTGCCGTTGCCGTCAATCCATCTCTTTGAATATCGGTCTATGATTTTTCCGATAGGTTGTTCGAGTAGCTTTTGTATAAGCATTCTACGGACAATATTTGCCACTATATCATCAACTTTTTTGCCAAAAGCAACAGCAGCGTTTTCTCCCTTACTGAAAGCAGATATAAAAGCCTCACCCAACTCGTTGGCAATACTTTTTGCGTCGGTCTGAAGTATATTGTCAAGTATTTTACTTATATTGTCTTCTATTTCGCGACCCGCTTGTTCGTATTGTTTTTTTAGTTCTTTTACCTTCTCCGGATCAGATTTCTTCTTGTTTTGCTCTGCCTCCCAAGCGGCTTTCAGATGCTCACGCTGCTTTTTGAGGTTGTCTATCATCTCTTTCTGCTTCTTGTATTTTTCTTCGCCCAGAGCCTTATCTACTGCACGCGACAGATCTTCATACGACTGTTGCAACATATCTACCGCCTCTTTATGTGCCTTGACTGTTTTCTCTATCTCTTTATCTCTATTGCCGGCAATAGATTTTATCACGTTTAGGACCGCCTGCACTACCAACAGAGCAGCCTTGATGATAGTCAATATTACCGAAGAGCTTTCTGCAGTATCTATGGCTGCCGATACCGCGACAGCCATAGTTGCCACAGTGGATAAGGAACTGATAGCGGTTGCTCCAATATCTCCAATAGCATCTTTTAGGAACTCCGCCGACCCTATGGCATCTTGTACGAAGGCAAAACTATTAGACGTTGCCTGTCCTAACTGCTTCCAATTGCGTTTTATGTTTTGTGCGGTATCTGCCGAATTTTTTCCCGCATTATCAAAAATGTTTTTTATCGCCTCGCCCACCTGTCGGAATGGGTTATCTTGCATTATGACAGTCTTTGCCTCATTGAGCTTTTTGAGGATATTCGACAAATCTATAGGATTAAATGTCCCTGACAACGTATCAAACTTAGCCTCTATCTCTTTTACAAGAACGTCTATCTGACGTGCCGTCAGTTCGTCTAAGTTACCGAATAAATTTGTCCAAGCATCTGACTGCGTAAGCTCGTCGCTTGCAAGCTTCGACAGCTCCTTTCCCTCCGAGCGGTCTATCTCTTTTGCCATATCGGTATTACCATTTGCCTCGGCTACCTTACGTTTAGCGGCGTATTTGTCGATAATCTCCTGCTTACGCTTCTCAAAGGAGGCATACTCTTTTAGCATCTCGTCATACTTCTTTTGACTATTTGTCTTGTCATTCGTATCGAGAGTGTCTAATTTTATCTTTGCCGCCTCTTTTTGTTCGGGTGTTGTCGCCTCATCGTATTGTTTCTGCAATTTGGCTCGTTCCTCCAAGTAACGTATCTCTCCGTCTATTTTGCTCTGTATATATTTGTTATATTCCGCTTGTGCCTCATTATACTCTTTGCGTACCTGCTTCATAATGCCGTTTTCGGCGTTATCGACCGCCTCCGACTTTTCCTTGCCGAGCTGTGTATTGTCGCCTTTTAGTTCGCTCCGCTTGTCGGCTATAATGGCAAGTTTAGCCAGTACGTCGTTTTCTGCCTCAAGTTGTTCGTCGAGGCTTGTCTTGAATGTATCTATCATGCTTTGGTCTGTCTCGGAGGCTATCTCGTTTAGGATATATTTCAATTGTTTTTGGGTAAGCGACGTTTTATCCTTCATCTTATTGAGGTACTCCAAATATGTGCTGCCACCTTTTAACGTGTCGGCAAAAGCCTCCTCAGCCTCTTTACCCAGACCTTTATTTACCCATTTATAATATTCGGTGTAAGCCTTTTTGCGTGCCTCTATCTTTGCTATTATGGGGTCGGTTTTATCCTTGTTTGTTCTATCGGGCTTATCCGTTTTATCTGTTTCATCAACCTTGTCCAATACATTTATTTTCGCTGCCTCAAGTTTTTTCGCTGCCTCTTGCTCCGCTTCTAGTGCTTTTTCGAAAAAGCCTCGCATTCTTTTTTCTGTTTCAGCTACTGCGTCTTCCGCTTTCTGCCAAGGTCCGTCTTTAACGTTTATCACTCCTTTTCGCTTAACCCCATAGCCATCTATATACTCTCCTTTTTTTTGATAATACACTTTGCGAACAGATTCCAACTTTCGTTGATTTTCAATCAGTTTTTTTACTTCTTCCTCCCCTTGTTGAGAGTAAACTGCTGCCTTTGCTTTTGCTATTTGTGATGCGATAAATGCGTCTTTATTTACTATAAGTAGGTTTTCCATATCGGCAACGTTCTTTATCGATACGCCGAGTTCATCGAAAGCTTTGCGATTTTCTTCGAGGAACTTCTCCTTGGCAGCCATATCGTTGCCGAGTTTTTCGTATTTTATCGACAGCTCCTCAATAGCCCCTATCGGCTTATACGCATTATCCACGACAGATTTTGCAAACTCCTCCTGTGCCTTTTTAGCCTTTTTAGCTTTATTTGCAAATATAGCATAAACAGCTATGAGTGCGGTTATACCTGTAGCTATCCAACCAAAAACAGGTATGCTTTTTATAGCCCCGCTTATGGCATGAAAAGCTCCCGCAAGTCCGAGGTTAGCCAAAATACCTTTTTTTGCCACTATTGTTTGCCCTTCGGTTACCGCCGTATTTGCCCCTTTGGTTATAGTATTTTCGGCTTGTGCCGCGGTATTTATCTTTGTAGCTGCGGTTTCTGCTGCGGAAGCTACGGCAGCCTTGCCTGTTACCTTTGCCCACCACTCTTTGAGACCATTTATGGTTACTTGCCTAAAGGCACTGTTTTTATTGAGCGTATCGGCTACTTTTTGCAGTTCGATAGTCATAGTCATCACCGACTGTACTTTTTTCATTATACGCTGCAAGTCTTCGTTTTCGTCGGTAAAAAGCGATATTTCTGCCGATGCAGCCGACAAACCGCTTACTACACCCGACAAACCTGATATAATACCACCAAAATTAGGCATATCGCTTGCAAAAGCTTTCCCTTGTGCCTGTATGTCTCCCTGCAATTTCATAAGTTGGCCGAGTTTTTGCTTCAATACGTCATATCGAGCCTCTTGCCCGGCAAATATCTCTCCCGAACCGTTTACATCGATAAGCGCAACCATCTCATTTTTTACTTGTTGTATAGCTGCCTGCAGGCTATCAGAGGACATAGCATTTGCTTTTGCTTGATTTTGAACCTTCTGATAACTTTTTTCGAGTTTATTTAGCGCTTCTTCTTGCTGTTTGAGTTCACGTATCAATATTTTTCGTGTAGCGATTTCACCTTGTACTACATGCTGTTGTTGCGTGGCAGCATTGTATTTTTTATCGTTGCCGGCAGCAGAGGCTTTTGCGGCACTTTCGCCAAGTGACTTGTACTTGGCTTCAAGTTCTTCTACTCGTTGGCTATTTATATCTATGCCTGTACCTATATCTCTAAACCCTTGCTCTATCTGCTCGGCTACACCCAAAAAAGCAACATCTGCCTCACTAACCCCCGATGATACAGTACCGTCCGATAATCCCTGTATCCTTAGGTTAGTCTCATCAATTGCATCTTTTACTTTATTTATATCGAGCTCCGTCTTAAAATGCAGCCCGCCATTGCTAACTTCTTCCATATTTTACATTAAATTATTTACGTAATTCATAATATTTTGAGCGTTTTCTTCGGTAAGCACTATATCTTCCTCCCTGTCGCCCATATCGTAAGAGGGTGCATCTATCATCATCCTTTGTACCAATCCCCAAGCAATACCATTTAACAGATAGTCGTAAGTCCAGCCGAAGTGCTGACAAATAGCACCCCTGCGACCGTGTGGACTGCTCAAGCCTCTCTGTCGCTCTCTATCCGAATCGGCATTGCTGTGCGGTCGCTCGACATTAATCGAATAGAGTTCATAAAATCCCCCAAATTACACATCACATCTATCATCAGTGTGAGTCTGTACAGTTGTGATGGTTTTATTGCTCTCAAAAACAACTCTGTGAGTTCCGCCAGCTTTTTTTTGTCTTCCGTATATCGTACCATACCACCGGCGGCGTATTTCGGTACGAGGTAATCCCCACCGAGTACGGCGATAGCTACTATTCGGGCACATCTGACAGCGTGTTTTTCGACCATACTTTTTGCCGCCTGCGAACTCTTATTTCCCCGCATAGCCTCATCGTCGATAGCCACCTCTATCCATTCGGCAGACAGCCTGTCGAGTGTGCCAAGTGTAGGCTCTTCTATACGAAACGTTCGACGTATATTCATAGGGTTACGCTTACGGACAAGCCCAAACAGCTTCTTGTCAACCGTAAATTCGACATCATCTACAGCGAACTCTATTCCCTTACCTATCAGCGTATTGAGTTCGTCTTTCTCCTGTCTTAACTTCTTCTGGTTATCTGTCATTTTCTATTTATTTTTTCAAAAGCCCCGAAAACGCATAGTTCTTGGGGCTTTCGGCTTATACAATCAATAAAATAAAAACTTATGGCTTAGGTACTCCACGCAAAGCCTTTCCTGCCGTTACAGCCAAAGGTGTTACGGTAAAATCTACCAAGAAAATACCCTTTGCAGACATATCGGCATTGATTACTGCTTCGATATCTGCATTCGGAATCTCGAAGTTAAGACCTTGCTCAGTCTCGATAAGCAACGCCTTATTTGCAACGACTTCATTGCCATCGTAAGCCCAAGTCTCTTTACCTGCTGCACCGGTAGCAGTACCGCCAACATATTCGGCAAGCATTTTCGCATCGGCATCCATTATAGAAAAAGTCAATTTGGGTATCTTGCGAGTTTTTTTCCTGTATTCAGGAGCTGCCATACCTTCCTCGAAATGTTCTGTAACTTCCGCCGCATCTTGCGACATCTTACAAGTATCCTTGTATGTTTTACCTATTTTGGTCAAAGATGTCGGCATTGTACCGTTAGCTGCTGCCGTACCTACCTTTATTTGCGCCAATCCAATTGTTATTGCACTCATATTATTACAATTTTTAAAATGTTAGTTAATAAAATATTTAGTTATGAATATTTCTATCTACGCGAATATTTACAAAGAGCTTGTGAACATTAGGCTCTTGTGATATTGTAATACTTACCGGAGCGGATTCAAAACCGCTTACGTTCGCACTCTTTACAACATCTATTGCCATATTAGCCGGCTCGCCAAGACGTATCCCTTTGATAATCCCATACTTTTTTTTAAGATTCTCCTCGATAGTCTTGCGGGCTGACGTGGTTTCTCTGTCCACATCGGAGCGGTATTCCTTCACGAAATCACAAACCTGTGTCTCAGTTAATTTTTCAACGAGGGCTGCCGCTTCCTCCTCGGTAGTAGCCTGTAACGTCAATACACGTGCCAGATGCTCCAATCCGTCTTTACGCACTCCTGAAAATTTTGCCGTCAGTAATGCAAAAATCTCTTTTTTCATCTTCGGTAGTTTTTCTTATAAAACATATCATATATCAAAAACGATACAAAATTACAAGCTACAACACAAATATGGCTCGATATAAGTCAAAAGTTATTAGCAAGTTATTGACGTCTTTTTTTGTCAGGATTGTCCTAATATCAAAAAAAATGTATTACCTTTGCAACTGAATATGGTATGTTATAAATGACACAATCGGATAAACTTATTTCAAAATTGCTGTCTAAACCCAAAGATTTGACTTTTAGCGAACTGACAAAGATATTCAATCACTTTGGTTTTAAGATAGAAAATAAAGGTAAGACGTCGGGCTCGAGGATTGAGTTTTATAGTGAAACATTGGATATTCGTTTTTATACTCACAAGCCTCATCCTGATAACAACGTAAAGGTTTATGTTATTGTAGATGTAATCAAATTCTTTAAAAGTATAGACTTATTATGAGTAATTTGAAGTATAAAGATTATATGGGTAGTGTGGAATACAGCGAAGAAGACGGATGTCTGCACGGTAGAGTTTTGGGTATCAGCAAGGCTGTTATTACCTACGAAGGCAATACTATCGATGAACTTCGTAATGACTTTATCGATGGTGTTGAACATTATATATCTTCCTGCCAAGCTCGTGGGGTAGTACCCGAAAAGTCGTACAGCGGTAACTTCAATGTTCGTATTCCATCAGACCTGCACGCCAAAATAGCTTATCTGGCTCAAAGTGCGGGCATATCGCTCAACGCCTTTATAAAAGAGACGCTCTCAAAGGCGGTAATGTAAGAAAATCGTTTTTATAATTGTGTCGAATATATGTTAGGGGCTATTGCAGGCGATATTATAGGGTCTCGTTTCGAGTTCGACAATTATCTCGGAACAGACTTCAAACTATTTTCGTCCGAATGCGACTTTACAGACGACACTATCTGTACGATTGCCATAGCAGATGCCATTCTGACGGGTATCTCATTTGAGCGGTCGCTACTTAGATGGTGTAGAAAATATCCGAATCCCAAAGGTAGTTATGGTGGCTCTTTTGTTAGGTGGGTACACTCTATTGACCCCAAGCCTTACAATAGTTTCGGTAACGGCTCCGCAATGCGTGTGTCTCCGTGCGGTTGGCTGCCGACAAGGGAAGATGTATTGAAATACGCAAGGTTGTCGGCGGAGTGTACGCACAACCACCCCGAAGGTATCAGAGGAGCGGTCTGCGTAGCCGACTGCATATTTCAGGCTCGCAGCGGAGTATCGAAAAACGACATAAAACGACTCGCAACCGACCTGTATGATTATAATGTAGAGCAATCATGTCAAGCTATAAGGCAGATAAATACGTTTGATGAGACCTGCCAAGTAACCGTACCGCAAGCAATCGTTTGCTTCTTGGAAAGTGCCGACTTCGAGAGTGCCATTAGACTTGCCGTGTCTATCGGAGGCGATAGCGACACTATCGCTGCGATAACAGGAAGCATCGCCGAGGCATTTTATGGTATACCCGAGAATATCAAAACTAAGGCTCTGAACTATCTATCCGAAGAAATGAGATGTGTCGTAGTAAACTTTGAAAAAAAATATGGACAGAAATGACTTTATAAAACAGTGTAGGCCTTACGTCTCGCGATATCTGAGCCGCACTACGTCCCTCACCAAGCCCGACATCGAGGGCGTCTTCTATATGTTGCTTGTATTGCTCCGTATATTTCCAAATACGCTCCGACAGGTTCATACCATTTACTTTACGCTCCTGAAACGATTTCAAAGCGTCGAGCCGCCTGTTTTGGTACAGGCTAAGCTGCAATTTGCTCAGCTTGCTTACGTCTATTATAGACTGCAAAAATGCTTCGTTCTTCTTGCAGGCGAACAGCCACTCTCGCTCTGAACCGTTATTGATTGTAACTCTAATATTATCAGATAACTCGGCTATAATTTTTTGTATCCTTGCGTATGTTTTTGGGTAGTCAGCAAACGAAAAAGGCTTATTGGGGTCATAATTGGCTTTACTTGCGATAGAAGTAATTTCCTTTGTAGCTCGTTCATATAGCTCTTTTATAAGGGATACGTATTGTTCCGTTGTCCGGTAGTGTTTACTATCAAACCCTTGAAAAGAAAAGACTTTTACCTTACGTTTCTTTGTCATCTCACCGACTTTACTTACGCATCTATTGGCTCACCGATAGAGAATGAATTAGAGCGGCTTTCCTCGTCTTTTATTTTTTCGTATGTCGATTTGGGGTTACCCGATAGTCCCGACTTCTCGATAGACTCTTCCTGCGAAATCAGAGGTTTGTTGCCGTTTGCCGTTATCCAATAGTTGAGTTCGTCTATCTCACTTGTAAGCATATACGGTGTTATCTCGGGAGTTATATCTATTTCGTCGCAAGCGGCTTCCAACTGTGTATTAAATTGACCTATATAAGCCTTGATGATGTTGGCTCTGCGTTGTAGATACTCGTCAAATATTTCTCGCTTGTCTTGAACTTTCAAGTGTGCGTCCATAAATAGCAGTTTAAGAGCAACCCCCGATAATGCTCCTATTCCTTTAACACTATCAAACGAAATATCGGGCGTTTGCGATATGGTGTAAATCATCTTTAAAATAGTTTCTATTTCCAACCTTACACTTTCGGGGGCATTTTGCCAAGAGATGTATTCCATTTTTGCCCCCTCCTCGCCTTCAATGACAGCACCCGAATCCCCCTTCTTACTCCATCCGTTGATTTGTCCCGTTACAAATATCTTCGGCGAAGCATGGTAATCGTTGGTATCGGCAAAATTCGAGAGTAACTTTTCCAGACGGTCGATAAGGCTATCCACATCTTCCGTCTCAAAAGCATCTTGGTGCCCAAAAACTACCGGTATTTTCCCTATTGCCACCTCACGAGGATAACCTTCAATTAACTCATAACCATTAGCCCCATTCATCCAAAGGTAATGCTCCTTATCGGTATAGGTCTCGAAGTATGACACGTTTTTATCGCCGACCTTTCTGTTGTATGAACGTGAAAATGCTATCATATCGCCCGTTTCATCAAAATATGGGTATAGTGTATCACCAAAAGCAGGCGAAAATACGGCACAACGCAATTTAAATTTCGATTTAAAGCCCATTCTTTGACTCTCGGCGGGTAACTCAACAGGATACCAAAGTTCTGCACACTCTTTATAGCCAAACATAGCACGGGCAACCTTACGGTTTTGGGTGTTGCTTTTAGTATCCTTTATTATTTTCCTAAAAGCCTTTGCTATCATTTCACCTACCTCGTCCGCAGTATCAATATTGTAAACCACGTCGTTACCAAATAGAAACGATACTGCTCGCCTTATTATAAGTTTTTGTATTGCGAGGCGAATACGGGCTACAGACTCTACCCTCATAGTACCCTCGCTACCTATACCGCTTGTTACCTTAGTAAAACCGCTATCTGGCGTGTCTACCTTTACCATTTTGTCGGGGCGTATAGACTTATCGTTTATATCGTGCTTATTCTGGTCAATAGCTTTGATTGCTAATGCCACATCTGGCAGTTCGCTACCTCTACCACGTTTCAACTCGGCAATTATACCAGCGGAGTCCGCATTTCTCTCAAAAATTTCCTTTATATCCATAATAAGTATTTTTATATTTTATCTACCAAAAAGACTCGCAACGTCTTGCGGGCTTCTACCTTTACGCTTTTCAACTGTACCTGTGAGTGCATCAGGTGCATCGTCATGGGCATTGCTGCCAACTTTCAAGTAGCCCAATATTGCACTGCTAAACTCTGGGAATAGGGTTATCCATCCCTGCGGCATAAACGTAAGGTTTTGGACCGCCGCCGAGTTTACGTTTATACGTACGTCTTTATTCTCCGTTTGGTGAAACCATTTAAACTTGGTAAAGATATTTCCCATTAGTCTACACTGTTGCTCTACCGCTCTGGCAAAGGAACGACCTCCGTTGTTCGACTCTATTACACATTCAACAACTCCGTGCTTGGTTAGCATTTTTGCCGTTGTGGGTTCGGTGTATTCCATACTCTTTTGCGTGTAGATTACATCGACAAGGTAGTTGCCTATTTCAGTCTCATCGTACACAATAGCACATAAGAAATCCGCTCCCGTATCTGCCGTATCAATATAAGCCTTGCGAACGCAGTAACGTGTTGCAGGTGTAACCGAGTACTCCGTAAATCCACTATACATAAGACCCTCCGCGGGTTTTGGATTCTGCTGATATAGGCTATCGAAAACGTGTTTATTCCTTTTACGTGTAGCTAATAGTTTCTCTATGGAGTGCCGCTCTTCCCAGAGGGCTTCTCCCTCTTGGCGGGGGTCATAGTCCGTTGGTTTTCCCTCCTTTATAGCCTGAAAAACCACTACCATCCATCCGTTGGGATTATTAATGGGGTGGTATTCGCCTTGTTGCCTAAGCAACCTGCCCGCCAAATCATCCTCGTGCCAACGAGTAAATACCATTAACTGCTGACTTTCGTTATGCAGTCGTGTTTCGGCTACCGTATCGTACCAATCCGAAATAGCCTCACGTACCACAGGCGACCATGCCGTTTTTGCATCTTTGTATATATCGTCCATAATGAGCATATCGACAGGTTCGCCTGTCAAAGCCCCCCCTACACCGACCGTCTTAAATCCTCCCCTATGCCCTACTATCTCACATTCGTCAGCATTACGCAGCCACGAGCCTGCAACTGTTGTAACATTGCTTGCGTTTAAGTGGGTATCGGGAAATATCTCACGATACTCTGGTGTATCTATAACTCTCTGTATCTCTCGATTAAACTTGCGTGCTTTTGGTGCACTATATGAAACTATTGCTACCTTTTTATCAGGACAAAGACCTAACACAAAAGCGGGCAGCCGCCTTGTAGAGCCTTCGCTTTTACCGTGTTGAGGCGGCATAAATATCATCATCTTTTTTATTCGTCCAAACGCAAAATCGGTTAGTTTTTCATAGTATTTTCTATGGAAATCGGCAGGGTAAAATGTAAGCATTGTGTATATGGTAAAACGTAGCAGAGAGAGACGACTCTCTCTAATCAACTTTTCGTGCTTTGCCAATATACAACTAATCTTTTCCTCCTTTGTAGCCAACATATTACGTTATCTCCTCAGCTTCTCGTCCAATTCTTTAATTTTGCCGTCAAGCTCATCGTCAGTCATAGCGGAGAATAAGTCTTTACCATCTTTACCCGTTACCTCCTGCCGTATTGGGGCATTGTAACCCAACATTTGGGTAATACTATCGAGGCTTTTTTGCTTGTCGTAAAGCTCTATTTTTACATATTCTACCTCAGCAATAACAGGCGTGTCCTCCCCACCTATATTTTTCTTTACCACTTTTGTGGATATACTCTTAATACTTGCCTTTTGGTCGTCCGTAAGTTTCTCGAAATCTGTTCTTTCTATCCAAGTATTATGCAGATTTGCTATCGACGAGAACGCAATCTTTTGGTGCTCTTGCAACACTTTTAAGGCTGAAATTTGAGCTGTTTCGGCAAGGTTGTCTTTCAAGTGCTTGATATAATCCTGTATCTTAACGTTTTTCAACAATCTGCTTCCTGCAGAATATGCCGATTTTTGAGCATAACCAGCCAGTATACACGCTTTGGTAGCATTTAAGTGCAACACATACTCATAGCAAAAACGCTCCTCCCTGAGAGTTAAGCCGGTTTCTTTGCTTTTGATATTGTTTTTAGGATTTGTCTTTTTATTCTTTTTGCCTTTTGCCGTCATATACCGCCATTTTCCATTTGTTGCAAAAATATATCAATTGCAACATAGAAATCTGCTACAAAACAAAAAGTTATTGGCGAGTTATTAATCATCAAACCCTCAAATCCACCTCTTGTATTTTTCGTAGAACTGCTCCCAATACAAGTCCGACGGGTTCGGCAGTGCAATGCCCAAGTCCGCAAGGGCAAACTGCTGTATACGGTCGAGGTAATGCGTCATCTCTTTTGTGTCGAGCTTTGTCGTACTTGCCGACATCTGCACATCTACCCCGAACACCTCCACAGTGCTGATACCTAAATACCTCGCCTTAAAGTACTCGTGTAGCCTCTCCTTATCTTCGCCTGTCTCGTCTTGTAGGCACTTGAGCCATAGCCAATAGAGGCTGTTCTGGTCAATAGTGCGGCGTTGCCGTATCTGCTTTATTTCGGCAAAATACGGCTTATCCGTCGGTAGCTTCTCAAGGTACGACATCACCGCTTGCTTATCGTCCTGTCTCCTTATCGTGAATTTCATACGGAAATAACCTTTCTAATAGATATATCAAATTTTTGTACCCCGATTTTAAAATCCTAACATCTTCTGGGGTCGCATTATTATCAGGTATTGAGTCTATTAATCTTATCAACTCTTTGGTATTTCTCTTCATTTCTATATTATATAACTCCTAATTCTTTATTCGTATCGGCAGCCCCGCATATTCCCAAGCGAGCAGGGCAGCGTCTCTTGTCTCCTGATTGGTCTTCCCCGTTATACCGGTGAAGTGTTGCAGTTCCTTGTGCGTTATCTTGCCGTCTCTGCCCTTCCACATCTTACGCAGCGGCGGCTGTTCTACTACCTCTATACCATAATGTCGGCACATCTCTACTATCTTACGTCCGACCTCGTGATTGCGTCCAGTATGGTTACCGATTGCAGCCGACCGTGCCGCAGTGCCACCTTTACCTACGTGCCAATGTGCCTTGTTCAGCCAACCAGCCTCTACGACTACCACGAAGTACTTACCTTCTCTCATAAGAATGTCTCTTATTTCTCGCAGATAGTCGAGTAAGTCAGCAAAGGGAAGGCTATAAACCTCTAAAACTCTGCTTTCTACAATCAGAAAGGCAACCCCCGACTTGTCTACATCGGGGTCTATGCCTATCACTACATCATACTTCTTCATTACTTTTTTCTCCTTTTTATTTTATTTTTTTATCTTCTAATTCAAACATATAACACGCTTTGTTTGTTACCTTTATTTTCAATAGATTATTGAACGTTCTATTACTCCGACGTACGCCGCAGTATTGTATAATCCGAACTCCGCTTTCACACTCCCACCTTTGCCTGTGCTTGCATTGGCGACACGTATAGCCGTTCTCCTCTATCCACCTGTGTTTAGGTGTTAGCGGGGCAGGCGTACCCTCGAATTCTCTTATATCGAATAGCGTTGTTTGCATACATTTAATCCCTTTTTCATTTTCGCTTACTCTCTCCTTCGAAAACAAAGTCGTTGCAGCATTCACGTATGCGGTCGTATATACGTTCGCCGTACTTCGACCTCAGCGTTACCTCTTTGTCGTCGTCCGACTTTGGCAGTAGGTTTGTTATGAGTATCGTCCGCAAATCTGAGCGATATCGCTTGTCGTACAAGTCGACGAACGGACACAGACGATTGCCGTAGTACAGCACTTCCGAGTTCTCCACACCTACGTCGTCTATGACGAGTATATCGATACTTTTCAGTGCCTCTATTGTTGCCGTGTTCTGTTCGATGTATGCCGTCTGCACGTCGAAGCTATGTACTAGCCTTATCGCCGGTGCTTGCCTCCGCTTTATCTCTTCGTAGAAGTCGGCATTTACCGCTCTGCAAAAAGACGTTAGCAACTTCGATTTACCTACTCCGACAGAGCCGCGAATCAGCCAACCTTTGTGTATCCGTATCTCGTCGGTTACTCCTTCGGTATCTCCGCAGTACCACCGTGCCAAGTACTCTATCAGCTTCCGCGTGCAGTCGTCCCATATTATCCGCTCGCCTCTTTCTCTCAGGTAGCCGTACAGTATCTCGAGCGTCTTTCTGCCGAGATTACGCCAAGTATACGCCTGTTCTTCCTGTTCGTTATAGCGAGATGGCTCTGTGTTGGTCGCTCGTCGCAACACGTCCGAGAGCAGCTCCACTTTGCTTGTTTTGTTCATTTTTTGCCGTAGTTTTTTGATTGTTAATACCTTGCCTTGTTTTTTCTTCGTTAAGTGCTTTTGTTACCCAACTGCGTATAGCCCGATAATCGCTTTTGTATTTTTGTCCTTTCGAGCCTTTGTAGTTGTCGAGTATCTCTATGCAACGCTTAGTGTCTGCGTCTCCAAGTTCCGTAACGAGTGTCGAGTATTCGACATTGGTCATACTGACGAACTCCGCAAATTGGACTTTTTCGTTGCTCGGTTCTCTTGTTTCACCCTTCCTTTCTCTTATGGTTTTTTCCCCCATACCCCCTTTTTCCTTATCTCTATCTTTCTCTATATCTGTATATGTAGTATATATATAGTCTTTTTTTAGGGGTGCTTTAAGGGTAACCTTTAAGGTTGCTTTAAGGGTACTTTCGTTTATGTCGTTATTGTCTATAAATGTTATTATATCGTCATTATTTACAAATATTTGACGTAGTTTAGCGAAGTCGTTTTCGTTTAAAATTGCTTTCGCTTTTTTCCAGAATTGACCTATTTTTCCACTAATGCTTTGTTTCTTTTTTGCGGTTTCACGTCCAAAAATTTCTTCATTCAGACGTTTATTTATCCACCCTTTATCTGTCTTCTCGAACTTTGCTTCAAGGGTAGCTATAAGGGTACTTTCATCGATACCTGTACAGTATCTAAGTATCTTTTCTAAATCAATTGATATTGCTCCGTGTTGGTGCTGATATATTAATAAATCGATATAACAAGCCCGCTCCTGTGGCAACATAGTGCGTGTTCCCTCGTAAAAATCGTTGCTATAAAATAAAAATGCAGGGTCTTTCATTGCGGTATATTTTTTAATATTCTTACATCAAATTGTGTAAAAGCTTTATTTACATCAAATAGTGTGTGCATCGCCTGATAAGATATTTTCTATGGTCTGTACAAGTATGGCAAATATAGGATTATACCTTACTTCGCCTTCGAACTTACGAACATAATACCTTATAGTTCCTTCTGCCACCCTTAGTTCGTAGGCAATCCTATCTCCAAATATGCCCATTTCCAAACATTTATGGGTAAATATCATTCGTGCAAATACCTGCTTTTGAGTGCGGCGGGCATTGGCGGTATTCAATACGTCTACTCCGGTTGCAGCCTCTACGGCAAGCCTTATACGGTTAATGTTTCTCTCCTGAATATCAATTAATTCGTTCATCTCTATGCGTTTGTTTTAAAAAGGTTTTTTATTTAAGTTGATAACTTTGTCGGCGACGTGGACAGTTTTGCCTGTTTGTGCCTTAACTCCTTGCAGGAAGTCGTCGGCGTTGCTGTTGCCGTCCGATAGGTGAATGAGGACTATATTGTTTACCTTCGACAAGTCGTTTTCGGCGAGTATTTCGAGGCACGTCTCGTACGACAAGTGATTGCGGAGGGTACGAACGCTCTGTGCTTCCGTTATTGCTCCTCTGCGAAGCTTGTCCTCAACGATACCTACCGAGTGGTTGCACTCGATAAGTATGTTGTTGAGACCTTTGAATTTATACGGTAGTTCTCGGCAGTCGGTAGCGAAAAGCGTTGTGCCCATCTCGGGGTGTGAAATCAAGAAGTTCATCGGCTCGGCAGCGTCGTGCTGTACGTCGAAAGGCAGTACAACGAAGTTGCCTATTGAAGTCCACTCGAGCGGTATTAGTACCTTCACTGCGTCGAGGCTCTCCTCTCCTCTGATAGCCGCAATCGTTCCGCTCGAAGCATACACGGGTATCCGTTCGCCAATGAGCGATTTGGCGTATTTTGCGTGGTCGCTGTGCTCGTGCGATACGAGACACCCGACAATGCGTGATACATCGAAGCAAACCGCTTTCTTGATGTCAATAAACCTTACACCGCACTCTACGACTAACGCCTCCTTGCCGTTGTCGAACACGTAGCAATTACCCGCTGAGCTGCTGCCGAGAACCTTCAATTCCATAACTATCTACAAATTAAAATCCGGGTGTTTGTTGTCCGCCGAACAAGTCTTTATTTTTCGCTTTCGGTGAGGCGGAGCCGCCTTGTTCCGCACTTTGTCCCGACTTATCCTCCTTAACGGTCGTTTCTTGGGGCTTCTCGTCGTCAAGACTTACTGTTTTCTTCTCTGCACCGTCTTCGGGCTGTGTGGCTGTTATTTCTTCGTAGTCCACGTCTACAATGTCGCGGATTTCGTCTTCCGTCTTCATTCCCATCGATAGCTCGGGAGCATACGCATTCGTCCAGAATGAGGCGGCTCGGTACATAAGCATCTGCTTGGGCATAGTACGCCACTTGCTTCCGTTCTTGGTGTACCAACCCTCCTGTATTGCCAAGCGAAGCGATATAGGACTCGATTCCAATACTTTGTCCGAACCTTTTGCCGTCGTAAAAGCGATACATTCGATGTCCATCACCTTCGTGCCGTCGAATGTTACCGTTTTGGCAGCATTTTTGTAGCCGCCTTTGCCTCCGTAGAGTGTTTTGTCCCACGTTCTCTCGTATTCGGTATAATCTACCTTGCCGAGCATTCCTTTTTCCGTAAAACGATATTGCAATGGGTTGAAGCGTCCGCAGGTGTTGACCGTCGCTACCAAGAACTTACTCGACCAACTCGGACGTCCGTAGATAATAACCATATTTTGCATTATCATCAGCGGACTTGCTCCTATTCGTTGAGCCATCTCTATGGCTATCATACAGTTGGCGATAGCTTTTTCTTTTGGGTTATTGTCAGATATTTTATACATATCGGGCACCAGCTCCGAATTGGCAAAAAGCGAGCATACTCGCTGCATCGTGTCGAATTGTACAGGGTCGAAAAAGTTAAAGCCCGATTGTGAAGAGGTCGGCAGTGCCACCTCATTTTGGTTTGTTTTTTGAAGTTCGTTCATTGTCGTAAAATTTTTATTTTTTGATTATTTATTTTATTACTAAATATTTATCATCAGTTACCTCAAGGTTTATAACTTGGCTTTTGGTGTCGATAATCTCATTTACGCTTTCACGATTATCGATGAATATCGGAGCGGTAACGCCATAGAAGCGTGTCAAGGCGTTGATGATGTCGAGACCTGCATTTACTTGCCCTGCGGTGTTTGCAACGGCAAAAGGCACTCCGTTTACGAGAGGTACACACGTTTCTATCGGGTTCTCTTTTTTGCTGTCTTCAATAGTGTAGTCGAAGAGACGGAATGTTACCATTGTGAATAGCCCGTTGATACGCTTTTCGCATTCGTCAATCCTTGCTTTTGTGAACTGCTGAACCGTGTATTCTTCCCTCTCGGCATCGGCTATCTGTTGTGCGAGGTCTTTGCCTTTGGCTTCGAGCTCGGTTATCTGCTTTTTGAATTGCTCGATACGTTCGCGGTCGGCAAGCTTCGCTTTTGCTTCGTCTTGACGAATGGCAAGCTCTTTTTTGCGAGCCTGATAAACTTCTGTGCTGTCAGTATATACGTGTGCCTCATCTTGCTGCTTTTCGAGCTCTGCAATTTGCTTTGTCAGGTCCGCATATTCCTTAATTTCGTCAGGGGTTACCTCTGCCTGCTTCACCTCCGACAAGTCGGCGAGCTCTTGCTCTAATCGACGAAGTTCGTCTTCCTTCTCCTTTGAGCCTGCAATGGCGTTCTGTTTGTCTTGTTCTGCTTCCGCAATACGCTTTTCGGTCTCTTCAATTTCTGCCTTAAATATCTTTCCACATCTCGTTATTTCATTAAGACGTGCCTGCTTATATTGGTTGAAGCGTTCCCTTGCCTCCTCTTTCATCGCCTCAGGTAGCTCTTGCCCGCAACAACTGCACGTTGTTTCGCCATTGTAGGTAGCTTCGTTCTCTTTGAACCAGTCGGCACGTAAATCATCGGTCTTTGCGGTAAGGTCTTGTATTTGCCTTTGAAGTCTTTCGAGCTGCGTGTTAGCCGAATTTTCGTCTTGGACATAGCCTTGTATCTCTCGTTTCGTGGCGTTGATACGCTCTTGAAGTTCGCGGCGGTTGGCATTAGCCCCGAAAGCTTCTTCTTTCGCCTTGCTTTGTGCGTCGAAAAGAACTTGTTGGCGTTTGCTCTTCAAGGCATTAATTTGTCTTTGCCGCTCCTGTATTGCTTCGGACTGTTGTTTGGCTCGTTCGGTTACGTCTGTTATCGCTTTGTCTATTTTTTCTATCTCAGCCTCAATATCGGCGATTTCAGCCTCTACCGCTGCAAAATCGCACGCTTCGGGCATCAGCTTTTGCGTTTGGTCGATGCGAGGTTGTATCTGTGCCAAGTCGTCTTTTAGCCGTTTCTTACGAGCCGATAGCTCTTTCTTAAAGTCGGCAAAGCTTTTTCCTCCAATCCTGTCGAGGAGGGCGGCAAATTCAAGGCTTTTACCCGCAATCTCGTGGTCGGTAATAGTGCCCGCAAGTTGAAACAGCTGCTCCCTCTGGTCTTGCCACTTCATATTGGCAAAGAAATACGGATTGGTAACCATTTTGAATACGCTATCGTCAATGATTGCGTTTATTCTCTTCTGATACTCCGTTACACTCACAGGAGCGTCGTTCCAGTAGCACTCGGTCTTGTTGCCTTTGAATACCTGTTCTACCTGTCCGCGAGGTTTCACCCAATCTTCCGCGAACACACGGCGTAACGTGATAGTCTCGCCGTCTACATCGAGTACTCCGACTACTTCGCTATCGGTTTTCGTCAGAGGCTGTCCGTCTACAATACTCTTGATATTGAAATCCTTGCGGTCTTCCTTATCTTTGCCGAAAAGAAGCCACATAAAGGCGTCGAAATGCCGACTTTTGCCCAAGCCATTACCGCCCGCGATAGTCGTGCGAAAAGGACTAAAATCGGTCGTACGGCTCTGTTCGCCCCGCCAATTCGTCATTGTCAAACTTTTCAAAATGATACTTTTCATAATATTTTATTGATTTATACTTGTTTAATACTGTAATATTTGTCTTTTTTACTGTCTCTGTCGGGGTATGCCTTGTCGTATAGCCTGTTGACGACCATAATAGCCACAAATGCCACGCCCATAAAAGCAAGCCCTATCGGCTCGCCTACACACAGCATCGCCGTACCTATGCCGCCAAGTATCACACCTACTACGTCCGATACTCTATACATTACTTTTGCTTGTCTCTTGTTCATAATTCTGTAATATTTACCTGTTTTTTCTTTTTGTCCGAAAGCATAGTTGTTTTACTTTATAAGTTCCAATGCAAGGTCGGCATCTACAACTATTTTTCTACCATATTGCGTTATGGCTCTGTCTATTTTACCACTTTGTTTAATGCGGTTTGCTGTCGTCATAGAGCAGTTGAATATCTGTGCTATCCCCGCAATGCCATACACTAACCTACGCTCAGCCGCTTGTGAGTTGTCGGTAGTTATAGTCGCCTCTTTGCCGATTATCTCCATAAGGTCGGCTACTGTAAGGTCTATTATCCTTGTGTTTGGGTCTATCATTGTTTTGCCCTCTTGCTTAAAAATAAAAACAGAACTTTTCACTGCCGTAGAGGGAAGACGGCTAAGCAAAAAGCTCTGTTTTAATCTCCTGTTGTTATTACTTATAATCCCTCTTGTGATTTTTCAGAAAAATACCTACCTTTGCAGAAGTTTAATCGCCAAATTTTCACCTCCTCAGAGGTAGGTCGTTTTGTGATAATTTCACAATGCAAAAGTAATAGAAAATCTCTTACAGTGGGCGAGAAAACAAGAAAAAATCTACTACAAATGATTATTTGTAATTATTCTAAATAATGATATTATGGAAAATACGGTAAAACAAAGACTTATAGATTATATAGATTATAAGAAAATCAACAAAAACAGGTTTGAAGTGGAGGCGGGATTATCAAAAAGGTATGTTTCTAACATAGAAAAGTCTATACAGCCCGACAAAATAAAGAAGATTTCTCTTGCTTTTCCAGACTTAAATACCGGTTGGCTTCTTACAGGCGAAGGCGAAATGCTCCGTACAACTACCGTCGATGCCGAAGCAGACAAGCTGCAGAAATCATTGCCGCTGATACCTTTCGAGGCTCTCGCAGGCTATCTCTCTACAGATAACGAGGGAGTAATGGTCGAAGATTGCGAACATTATGTAATACCCGAATTCGACCGACGAGGGGCGGAGTTTATCATTCGGGTGTCGGGCTCGTCTATGTACCCCAAGTATAGCAACGGCGACCTCTTGGGCTGCAAAAAGATAGAAGATATTCTGTTTTTTCAATGGGGCAAAATCTACGTCCTCGACACCTCTCAAGGTGCGTTAGTCAAGCGAGTATATCCGCACGACGACGACGCGTTCATTACTCTTGTCAGCGACAACAAGAAGGTATACCCTCCTTTCCCGATACCTAAGTCCGACATTCGCAGTCTTAGTATTGTCGTAGGTGTCGTTAGATTGGAATAAAACTATTGATTGTAGTCTTTTAAAACGGGGATAAACAAGTCTTTTTTGTCGGATATGAAGGCTGCAATAAAGGAAGCACAATAGTTTATAATACTAATTCAAAAAGATAAAAAATACGAGATGAAAAAAGGTGTAATATTGGTGGCTTTTACCTACATTATTGCAGGTTGCGGTGGAGGTATTAAAGAACAAAAGTTTATGGGGCTATCCGGTAGTCCAAAGTCAATAAGAGAAACCGTATATACGGCAACCGAAGAATTTGGCGAAATTGTCGAAGGTGATATTGAGGAGTCTTATTATTATGAATTTGACAAAGAAGGGTTTATTGTCAAAGCGATATCAATATACTATTAGAACGGAGATACCCTATCGGTTGTAACAGATAAGTTTAAAAAAGGATATTTAGTGGAGTCCCATTCTGTCTCTAAATCAGATAGCACTCTGACAACGTATACCTTAAAAAACAAAGAATCAAAAAACAAAATTATGGAGGCGATAGCGTCAGACGGTAGTTTTATTACATCAGTCATCGAGACCGAAGGTAGAAAAGAGGTTACTACGAAGAAAAATTCGGAGGGGAAGACAACCGGTAAATACGAAAGATATTTTGATAATAAAGGCAACATCATAGAGTATAAAGTTTTGGGTAAGGATGAGGTCGATTATTGGACTAAGTTTACATTTGATAATAAATCAAGGCTGACAAAAAAAGAAGTTATTGTTTGTTCCGAAAATATGTCAGGAGAAGTTGGTGTCTACACATATAAATACGAAGAATCCGATAGTAAAGGGAATTGGACAAAAAACATCGAGTATTTCAATGATAAACCGTCGCATATAACAACACGCGAAATATTATATTAAAAGTACAGTACTCCCATAGTAATAGTATTTGATTATGTACATCAAGCGTAGTGTAAAGTTTTTATTACACAAGCGTTCGGGGAGTAACTCTCTAAACGTCCCTATAAGGATGCGGATAAGCTATGCGGGTAAAACTGCTGATTTTCCTATTGGCTTTAACATCCCTGCTAATTATTGGGACCAGACAACGCAAAAAGTAAAAAGTAATTTTACAAGCAAAAACGGAATTAGAGTTGTCGATATCAATCGCACAATAGACGAATACCGCCATATTGCCGATGAGGTATTTGCACGATATGAACTAATAGAAAAGCGAAAGCCTACGATGGATGAGGTAAAACAGCTGTTTAACGATATGAGTAATCGTAGACCTGTTTTTGAGGACGAAATGCACAACTTTTTCGACGTGTATGATAAGTTCGTAGAAACATTATCGAGACAAAATGCGTGGACATTCTCCACACGACAAAAGTTTTCAACTCTTCGTAGGCAGCTGTCGGACTTTATTCCACACACTACGATTGAGGCTATCGATGACAACAGAATGCAGGATTTTGTGGATTATTTCCGAAAAATCGGATACCGAAACACAACCATAGCAAAAAAAGTTTCTCAATTTCGTTGGTTTCTCCGCTGGGCAGCCAAGCATAAATATTACAACGGGACTGCACACGATACATTTAAACCCAAAATTAAGGGTGTGGACGGTAACTACAAAGAGGTAATTTATATTACTCCCGATGAAATAAAATTATTGCGGGAATACAAAGGTAATACCCATCTCGAGCACGTGCGGGACGTATTTCTATTTTTGTGTTTTACGGGATTGCGGTATTCCGACGTTGCCAAGCTTACAAGACACGATGTAAAAGACGGTTATATCCAGATAGTTACGCAAAAGACGTCTGATGGTATAAAAATAGAGCTAAACAAACACTCCCAAGCCATATTGGACAAATACGACGGTTTAACGTTTGGACTTGGCAGAGCTTTACCCATAATATCCAATCAAAAAATGAATGAGGCTCTAAAAGAGCTTGGCAGGCTGTGTGGTATTGACGAGCCGCAGCGTATAGTATATTTTACGGGGAATATACGGCACGAGGAAATTTATCCTAAGTGGCAACTGCTTACTACTCATTGCGGGCGTCGAACATTTGTTGTAAATGCTTTGAGGTTAGGCATACCCGCCGAGGTCATCATACGCTGGACAGGGCATAGCAATTATTCGGCAATGAAGCCTTATATCAAAATAGTGGACGAGTTAAAGGAGCGAGAGATGTCAAAATTTGACCAAATGTAGTACACGAAAACGCACACGATTTTCGTCAAAAAAGATGAAATTCTAAGAAACTCCGATATAACGACACTACTCGCCAAAACCGATAAAATCTATTCTTTAATATCTAAACAAACTCTATGAAATTATTGATTCGAATCCCTTCCGGATCACAAAACTAAAAGCCCTATTTCTCAGGGCTTTTATCATTTTATATTTGTTATCTCTCTAAGAGGCTGCATCACGAAATCTCGTTCGTACATACGTGGGTGAGGAACCGTAAGGCGTGCCGAATGTATTTTCTTATTACCGTATATAAGTATGTCTATATCAATTACTCTATCGTGATATACTCCCTTAGACGATTTTTGAGTACGCCCCATCAGACGCTCTATTTTTTGTGTTATTTTCAGTATTCGGTAAATAGGCAAATTGGTTTTTACCTCTATCGCCGCATTAATAAAATTATTGTCCGACGTAAAACCAACAGGCTCAGTAGTGTAAAAACTCGATTTTTTTACTACTGAGCCTATTTTTTCATCTATAAGAGCAATA